TCCGGCATTTCATAACTCATTTTTGCCACTACGATACCTCCTTTGCCATCAATGTAAGCATTCCTCCACGTTTATCTCCAAGCACGGATACAATTTCAAATTCCCGGTCACCGAATACAAGCCTCATGTCAGCAGTGATTCCTTCACGGTACCTGATATATATTTTCCATGTCACAGATGACATTTCCGTATTCATGGAGATATACTCACTACCGGATACCGGAACCATATCTGCCCATACGGTTGCTATTGTTTTCCATCCCTTATGAACAAAGCCGTCCTTATCTTTGTTAGATGAATACACTTTCAATTGTACTCGGTACCGCATTTTTCCAAGTTTCATCAAAACACCGCCTTCCGGATACCAAAAAGCAGTGCCTTTAGCATTCCCACCAATTCCACTTGTTTCGCATCCTCCCGATGCTCATACATAAACGCTACGGCATACAGTACGGCAATCCTTGTGGTTGCAGCGTTTGCTTTCAGTTCTTCTTCATCAATCCGTGCTATATCCTGACACAGTGATTCTGCTGCCAGTATGAGTTTTTCAATAAACAAATCTTCCTCATCGGAGTCAAGCCTTAAATACAGTTTTGCTTCTTCCAGACTGATTACCACACGCTCACCTCCCAAAGACGGGCCTCCCAGTTATCCGGAAGGCCCAGTAATCTTAAGCAGTTGTCTTTGCCTTAATTTCCATGGTCTTTACTGCTTCAGAAAGAATCAGCTTACCGTCCACACGCTCGGATGCAAGGAAACCAACCTGTCCGGTAGTAGCATAGAGTTCATTTAATCTCTTGAAACTTCTGCCCTGACGGTCAGCAATCCAGTAATAAGAGAAATCGCCAAACGCAAATACCTTATTGCCTGCTGCAAGTTCCGGCACGTAAATGGAAGTACGATACGGACGATTTAAAATACGGTCCGGTTCACCCTCTCTTACAGATGGCTGCCAGATATAATTTCCGTTACCGTCCTTTAACTTTCTGATTGCCTTTACTGTGGAATCATTAAGCAACCAAGATGCCTTATTTCTATAAGGCGCACGCAGGCTGTAATATAAATCCATCACATCATCAAAGGTAATGCTTGTGGTAGCCACGGTTACACCAACATCTGCCGATGGGAATAATCCGGTAGGCTTGCCCTTACCATCACCAACGAAAAATGCCTCTTCTTCCTTTGCACCAATTCTGCGGCCAAATTCCTTAGAGATATAATTTTCGATGCTGAATACGGAATCATTTAAGAGTTCATCAGACACCTTAATCATGGTTGCTAACTTATAAGCACCAATGGAAGTCTGACCGAAGCTATCATCGGATTCTGGGAAAGCACCGCCCTCATCAATCCATGCTGCCTCGCCCTTGGAAGTGACAATCGGAATCTTTCTGTCACCGGAAGAAGTCTTAATAACGGTTGCAAGGGATCTGAAGAATACTTCGTCACCAAGTGCTTCCACTAACTTCTTTTCATATTCATCCGGTACAAGGTAACCACCTTCAGAATCCGTACCAATAGAAAGGGCATTCATCACTTCATAAGAATTGCGGTTTCTCATGGAGTTCCAGAATGCCTTCTTGTACTCATCCGATGCTCTTCCCTTTTTACCATCTTCAAACATACCCGTGGTAGGCTTGCTGATAATAGGCTCCGTTACAGCCTTTGCCATTTCTGCATCAATCGCAGCCTGACGCTCCAAGCGGTCAATCTGGGCACCAAGGTCCATAACTTCCTTTTCCATTCTGTCATAGGTAGCTGCATCTTCTGCATTCACAAACATACCATTTTCAGCTTTTGCATCAAGGAAACTCTTTGCAGCTTCCCATGCTTTTGCACGCTTTTCACGTAATTCTAAAGTCTTGCTCATAAAAAAATCCTCCTTTAATGTGCTATAAGGTTGAGTCTTTCTCTCAACCGTTCTATGGAAACCCCTTCCTCCGGAGTTTCTGCTGCCACTTTGGAAATGAAAGAATTCTCCACGCTCTTGCGGGAATACATCATGGATGTCAATGGAAACGGATATACCGCCTTAAGCGTAAAGTTCGGCTCCGTTCCCTTATCTTCCGACTGCTCTTCCACTTCCGGTTCTTCCTTTGCTTCCACCACCCCGTCGGAAAACAGGATGCGGTCACAGAAACCAAGTTCCAATGCCTTCTTCGCATTAATCCAAGTTTCCTCATCCATCATCGTTGCCAGCTTGTTTCTACGCATTCCGGTCTTACCTTCATACGCATTTAAGATTGCTTCCTTTACCTCATTCAGCATTCCAATGGCAGCCTGCATATCGGCTGTATTTCCTGCCGCAATGGTGGACGGATTATGAATCATCATCATTGCCACCGGACTCATTTCCACAGTATCTCCCGCCATGGCAATCACGGATGCTGCCGAAGCCGCCAAACTGTCAATACGGACAGTAACCTTTCCCTTATAGGCTCTCAGCATGTTATAAATCTGAGCCGCTGCAAAGACATCCCCACCCGGAGAGTTAATCCACACAGTGATATTACCGTTCCCGGCATTCAGTTCATCGCTAAACAGCTTAGGAGTAACTTCGTCCCCGTACCATGTTTCATCCGAAATTTCCCCATTTAAAAAGAGCGTTCTTTCCTCAAGAGCGCCCTCATTCTTTACCCAGTTCCAAAACTTCTGCTTCATTACTTAGGTTTCCTCCTTCTATGATTTTTTTGTTCTTTTTCTTCTTCCGGTGCAGTTTCCTCCGGTGGGTTCTCCTGTGGTGAATTTTCTTCCTGCAGTTCCTCTGTCTGTCCGGAAAATACACCTGCATCCTTTAACTTTGTCATAGAACCATTGACCAAATAAAGGTTGCCACCTTCCTCATCAGAAATTGGATTTAAGTTTTCCATTTCCCTAATATCATTGGTGGAGAACCACCCGTTCTGCCTTCCGGTAGCGTAGCCACTCATTCTTGAGGCATAATCCCCTCGGAGCAACCCATCCACATTGAATTTGATAATAACTTTTCCTTTTTCACTTGAAAGTAACAAGGCTTTCTGTAAGGACTGCTCCCAACGGATTACCCACGGGTCCAGTGTGTATTTCACAAATTCGAGTGACTGCTGCTCTATATTATTAAAAGAACTCTTCTCCAAATCCCCTACCATATGCGGTGGAATTCGATAAAGTCTAGCTATTTCATTTAACTGAAACTTTCGTGTCTCCAAAAACTGTGCTTCTTCCGGTGGAATACCAATCTGTGTATAGTGCATTCCTTCCTCTAACACTGCTACTTTTCCTGCATTATTACTGCCTCTGTACACGGCATTCCAAGATTCACGTACCTTTGCAGGATCTTTTAAGACTCCCGGATGTTCCAATACACCGCCCGGATTTGCACCGTTTGCAAAGAAACTGGCACCGTATTCCTCACAGGCAAGTGTCATACCCACGGCATTCTTTGCCATGGCAATCGGACTATATCCAATCAAACCGTCAAATCCCAACCCCGGAATATGCAGCACATCCTCTTTTTTCAGAACAACCTGCCCATATCCTTTAAAGTTCGGATTCTCCTCATTGCTTTTGGAATACACGTAACAAATCTCACCTTTTTCATCACGCTCCACAGATATCCGGTTCGGTAGCAAAGGATACATTCCAATGACCCTTCCTGCGCCATTTCGGATTATCTGAGCATAGGCATTTCCCCAAATTAAAAGATGACTCATCAGCGTTTCCCGAAACACGAATGAAGTCATCTCTGAATTTGGCTCGTCATGGAGCACATGATATAAAGGATGATTTACCAGCAATTCCTTGCCGCCACCTTCTTTGTACTGATATACATGCAAAGGAAGGGATGCGATGGTTTCTGCTAAAATCCTTACACACGCATATACTGCTGTTGTCTGCATGGCTGTATTTTCATTGACTGGTTTTCCTGCCGTTGACCTGCCAAATAAAAAAGAGTAACCGGAGCCGGCCATTACATCAGATGGTCTTCCCTGACTTTTCCCAAAGCCAAACAAACTCTTAATTCCCATGACCTATACCTCCTTCAACTTGGGAAACAGGGGCAGAAACCTGTGATTTCTGCCCCATCTTCTTAAGCCTTTCTAAGAAGAATATTGTTCGGTCTCAACCACTTGCCACCATAGATTAAATCTACAAAACCATTGCCACTGAAGTTATACTTCTTACCAGCCGCAGTTTCAACCGCAGTAACTGCCACATAGTTTGGCTTGCTTGCACCCTTGGTACAGTTACGAGTTAACCATACACGGGAACCTGCCACCAACTTACAGCATCTGCTGCCATCTGCATAGTACGCATAAGTGGTATACTTAACCACACGTTCCAAGGTGTCCACTTCTTCCCAAGAAGCACCATTGGATGCATAGTCTGCAAAGTCACCGTAATCGAAATATTCCTCACATGCGCCCCAAGTCATCTCGTGATCTGCATTGATGAATTCTACCGGAACACCGTCACCTTCATAGCCAGTGCTTCCCATTACAGTACCTTCTGCGAAACATTCATTCTTCTGAATAGTTCCTACCTGATTACTACCAGTAGAACCATACACTTCTTCATACACCGGGATATTTTCACCGGATAAGTTGATTCTCCAACCACCAACTGCCATAATTCTTTACCTCCATAAATTCTTTTTCTTTGTGCTAAACTACGGGTTACATCGTTTTTGCGCTTACACAATCATAAACACCACCACCTTCTTATGCGCATAAAAAAAAACACCTCTTTCGAAGTGCTAAAAATATATAATCCCGCGTTCATCATAAACGCTGGAATTATTACCCTGATTTCTGATAGCCCTATCAAGAGCCATAATTGTCGCCACGATTCCATCAATCTTTTCTGGTGACTTTGCTTTCGTCACTTTGATGTTTTCAGCAGCATCCGTTTCAACGACCACATTTCCCGCCATCCAACGAAGTACAGGATGTCCACCATGAATAATGTTTCCTTCCATTAGAAGTTTATAAAACTCCTTAGTCGGTGGAGACATATCCTTGTATCCCTGTCCGAATGGCACCATAGTATATCCTTCTCCTTCAAGGTTCTGGATGACATGAGTGGCATTCCATCTGTCCACGGCTATTTCTAAAATGTGATACTTTTTACCAAGTTCCTCTATCTTTTTTTCAATAGCATCGTAGTGAATAACATTCCCTTCCGTTGCCATGATATAACCTTGCCTTGCCCATACATCGTATGGAACATTCCCCCTCCGAACACGGATTGGAATCGTATCCTCCGGCACCCAAAAAAACGGAAGTACAATATACTTCTCTATATCTGTACGAGGCGGAAACACCAATACAAATGCTGTAATGTCTCCAGTGCTTGATAAGTCAAGTCCGGCATAGCATTCTCTCCCAAGAAGTGCATCTTCGTCTATCGGTACATTTCCAAGATCATAAATCTGCTCCGGTATA